TGTTGATAAGAAGTGTTTAACTTATCTTGCATTGTTCGTAAAGACTGAGTTACTTGTCTTTGATTTTCCTCAGTGTACTTTGGTGTAGGTTCTGGAATAACTATATCAACTCTAGCCATTAATTTCTCCTATCGTAAGATGCCTGTGAATAACTTGATGATGGTGATGTATCTCTTTTTGATGAGGTTGTTGTTGATCTAGAAGGTATGGATCCTCTTCCTCTATCTATAGAGATGTCGCTTATTCCTCTTTTACCTGCATCTATTTTCTTTTGAATACCTCTTGTCTGTGTAATCATATTTGCGTAAGCTTGATCTCTTGTTCTACCATCATATTTTCTTCTGTCAAAAAAATCATCAAGATTTTTTCTAAATCTTCTATTTAAACCTGCTAAGCCTTTTGGAGCTCTCATTAAAAAACCTGCTCCTGGTATTGCTGCAGAAAGAGCTAATTGCAAAATATTTTCTAATCCAATTTTTTTCTTAGATGGTGTAACAATAGAACTATCTTTCTTAGTCATCTCTTCATAATCTAAAGGCATATTAGTATCAGAAGTAAGTAATGGAGCAATTCCAGATGTTTCACCTATTAAAGGCTGTGCATTTAATTTTGCAGCTGTTGGAATAGTTCCTGTAGCACCCATGTCAACATTTAATGAACCCTGTTGATCATTTGGAAAAAATTCAGGTTGTGGATAACTACTATTTAAAAAAGGTTGATTACGATTCACATCTTGTCTTGGTGTAATCGGATTTCTTAAATTAGAATAATTTAAACCAATTAAATCATTAACTGTTAGAGTTCGGTTATTATTAGATAATCTTTCAGCCAAAGGTCCTGCAGCTCCAATAGTTCTTTCAATAGCAGTCGATAGAGGATTTTCTCTAGCATAAGATAATCCTTCAGCTTCTGCCATTATATCTCTTGGTCCAGACATTCCAGCTGTTTGCATTGCTCTACCTATATCAGATTCTGTAGTCCTTGTTGAAGCTTGTATAGCGTCATAAGGTAAACTTAAACTCGCAGCAACAGCAGGTGCAAATACATCTCTAACAACACCCCCAGGTAAATTTTCTACCAGATCCTTTGTAACGTTAATATTGTAATCTGTAGGAGAAGAGGCTGTATCTTTAATGTTTAAAAAATTTCCCTGTGGATATAATAATTGTGGTAACATTATCCCCTCATTCCATCTAATTGAACATCAGCTCTAAAAGTTCCAAAACGCCAATTTTCATCTGTGCTAGTATTAGCTATTTTTAGACTAGCAAATCTAGCCCTAGCTCTTGTGTCTACTTTTTTAGTTGATCCGGTGACCGTGAATGGTCCTAAAGGAGACGATGCTTCTGTATCACTTGGAAAGTCCCTTAGCAAAATTGTTACTTGAGCATTACCTTGTATGGTTTTAAAATCAGGCACAAATCTTCTCATGCTCATAAAAAATTCAGCATTGGTTCCATCAGGATTCAAACTAAAATCTCCTGATTCAATAAAAGCGGGTATCGCAGTCTTGTTACCAGCTGTGTCAACTTCATTGACACCCTTCTCATGTTCAAAATATTTTGTTGACCCATTAATGTTTGTAACACCTTGAACAGTTGGAAAACTACCAACACCTGTTGAAGTAAATTCTGTTGCATATGGATTTTCATAAAGATTTGCATCAACCCAAGTAGTTCTTGAAAGAGAGCCGGTCACCCAAGTTCTATCTTGATAATTATAACATACATATCGATCATTAAAATCAGATGTTGCTTGTGGATAGTACCAACAAATCTCTTCATATAAATGATTTAAACCTGCATACACTGATTCACCAGCAGAATAATTTACACCAAGATTATTACCATTTTTAGTTGTAAATACAAAATCTTCTACTGCACATGGTAATGATTTTACTGTACCATCAAACACAAAAAATCCTCCAGACTCACCCATCCAATAAACTGCACCATTAACATATTTCATAGCATGTTGACCAATACACCCACAATTAGAACCCACTTGTCTAATAGAAAAAGTAAAAGGTGGTCCTACAAACTGCATTACATACGCAGCATTGTCTGTTATAATAAAAGTATAATCTTTACCTTGAACAGCACCTACAATTTTAGTTCCTTGGTCTACTCTAAATGTTCCCGCAGTATTTATTGAAGTGGGAGTGTAGTCGCCTGTATTTTCTTGATCTGAAAACCTTATAAATAGTTTATCTTGTGTTGAGGTATCTCCTATTGTTGTTTCTGTTCCCAACATAATTAAATGTCTATCTCTGTCTGAGACCAAAGACATAACAGATTTTGTAGGTGCGTTTGAAATTATTGTAGCTCTTGTGTTAAGAGCATTTGAATTTGAATTAATTGGGTTCCAAGAAAAAGATTGACCATTTTTTATAGTAGCAATAAGTTGTTCACCAAAATTATCTAATGACCAAGATGCAGGATCCGTTGTTAAGGTTTGAGATAATGATTCAATTCCCCATCCTGTAAATACTTCTACGCCTGCTCCACTTGAATGTGCTGATCTTGTCCCCGCTGCAGCTCTTGTAATACCAGTGAGGTCGTTAGATGAAATACCTGTGTAAGAAATAAATTCTGCTCCAACTTTTATTGTGCCTGTTGATGGAAATCCTGTTGTAGAGGCGAGAGTAACAGATGTTCCTGAACCTCCTGTTCCAGCAGTATCGTCTAGTAACGCTCCGTTAAGTGTGCTAAATACTTGTTGACCACCACCCCACAGACCTGTACCCCAACCAAATCCAAATGTTGAACCCAAAGCTCCTGGTTTTATATAAGGAGTAACTGTTGCTGATCCTGATCCGTTGACCGTTGTCCCTGCTGCGCTAGCCATTGTAATTGTAAACTCATCACTATTTGGAACAGTAATAACTTGAAAAGGATTTGTTTCAAAATCGGATGCAACATAACCTGCCCCTGTTGGAGGTGTTACAGATGAAAATAAAAATATATCTCCAGGTTCTAAACCGTGAGCTGCTTTGTTAACAGTAACAGTCGCTGAAGTATTTACTGTATCGAAAGTGCAACTAGTCAAAGCTGTACCTAAAGGGGTTATGTCAAAAAAAGCTCCTTCATAATAAATCACTAATACTTTATTAGTTCCTATCGCAGCATATTTTCTACCATCTAAATCAGCCCATACAAACTGTTCTCTTGCTGCACCAATTAATGTGCTTTCTAAAAGTTGTTCCCATCCCCCTATTTTTTCAGGTAATCCATATCTAAATCTTACAAAGTCACCATCAGTCCATTGGCCTTCTGCACCAGTTTGTGAGACTTGTTTATTAAATCCAGGGGCTATATTTACTTTTGTTAGAGGCATATTGTATTATACCTTATATATCTCAGCTTTTAAATATCCTTGGGTTTTTCACCAACAATATCCATTCGTTCAGTTGTCTGCAATTGTTGTGTTTTATCATCTAAATTGACAGTAAGATCATGAACTATTTTAAAAAGCGTATTACTAAAGTGTCTTGTAAATTCTGGACTTAAATGAAGTTTTTTATACTTATTAAGTATTTTTATTTCATTATCATCAAACACTAAATCACAAGATCCATCTTTTTTTTGATTAAAAATCATACAGCTTGTGTACCCCAAAAAACTCTTTTGTCTAGATAAAATTCTGACTTTGGACCATTTTTATCGACATAGTGAAGAAAGACTTGTGCATTGTGATCTCCTTGAAATTCTTCTCTCCAATGTAAAGATTCACAACCTAGATAAATGCACGCATCACCTGGATTTAAAACAACAGGATTTCCATCTACGTATATTGGCCATTCTGTGCCATCATTCATTATACATGCTGTTACACTAATTTCACAAGACGGTCTATCTTTGTGTTTAGGAAGGTATTGGTATTTAGTATACAATCTCCAAAAACTATATGTTGGTAAAAGTTCTAGACCACATTCTTTACTCATTAAATCTTTTTTATTTAATAACATTGATTCCATTATTGGATCTCCATAAAAGCCTTGACCCCAATCCTTTGCTTGATCAAAATTATCAAAACTTATTCTATTTTTTATATCAATATAAGTTGTTAAAAATTTAAGCTCATCTTGATTAAAAAAATTTTTTATTTTTTTAAATTTAAAATCTTCTCTTATTTTGACCATGATACCACTGAATACCTTTCTCCTTTAGTAACGGGTGAAACTGAATGAGGATATAAAAAATTACTAGGCCAAACTATCATTCTATTTTTTATTTTATCAACATTAATTGTTTCCTTTTGATTTGGAAATCTAAATAATAAATCTCCTCCCTCATAATCGTCATTAATAAAAAAAATACAACTTAATGTTCTTGGAGTATGAGTACCACTATCTACATGAAATTGATAATGCCCTCCTGGAGTATATTTTAATATTTGTATATCAAGAATTTCGTAAGAAGAATTAAGTTTAAAACACTCATCGTATTTTTTAATAGCCTCCTTAAATGTGTATACAAAATATGAAGACCAATAAATTTGTGTATAATTATTTGTGTTTAAATTTTGTAACTCCCATATCTTTACATTTCTAGATTCTATATCAGTCAAAACTTTTCCAGAGTGTTTTATTATTTCTCCTTCATTAAAGTTCTTGTGGTTCTTACATACTTTAGTTAGTACATCTAAAGCATTTATAGGGATAAAATTATCAAATATTTTTATGTAGTCGTGTAGTCTATCTTTTATTTCCATGATTTTTTATACCAATATTTTTTTTTATAATTATCAAGAATATATGTATTTTGAAAAAATCTAGATTCATTGTATTTTTTTTCATCTCTATTTTTTATTTTCATTTTCCAAGCCTCTCTCTTAAAAGGTATTATTTGCACGTAAGGTGTTCCAACTTTTAAATTAGTTTTTAAATTTGGATACTTATCACCATTTATAACTATTGGAAAATTAATTTCTGTTTCAAAAGTATCTGTATCAACAATACCAGATATAATTTCAAATCGATCGTCTCTATTATTCAGAGGAGGCACAAAAAGACAAGAATAACCAGGTGGGGTTTTAATAGTCCATGGATTCATAATTTTATGAAAAGGTAAATTTTTATTTTTATTTACTAATGGACTTTCTTCCATTTGAAAGGTTTCGTGATATTCTCTAGAATCTTCATAATTAATATTAATATGTTTTCCTAAGCTATTAGAAAAAGGATGCGGTGCAATTATATGAGTTGCTTTTCTACCATCAATTTCTATATTATGTCCAATATAAAAATCAGTTGGAAGTTTTAAAAGATATCCTGTAACTAGGGTATCTAAAAAAGGCATACAACCTTTTACAGTTTTTTTATTAACATGATGTTTTAATTTTTTGTACCATTCAGGTATGTTTAATTTAATTGGTGTTGGTAGTAAATCTTGATGATTTTTTATATATTCTTCGGGTGCGATAAATTCAATCGTTTTTTCGAACATGTCCTAGATTACAAAAATTAAGGAATTTGTAAAGGACTTATGTATGTTATTGAATTATCTGCACAATATTCTTCCCAAGTTTTTGTAGTTGGTAATGTAATAGAATTGTAATCAAAACCCTCTAAATAAGTTTTATAGTTTTCTATCGAACTATAAATAGATTTAGAAGAATTACTTGAAACTGAAAGAAAAACATTAATTTTTGCAATTACATTTTCATGATAGCTTTTTAAATCATTTTCATTTTCATAACGTGAAGCTGTTTGTTCACAGTCCTCTATAACAACATTATCACCGTTTAAATATGTTTGTGAAGTTTGTTTTTTTACTTTTTGAAAATCACTATCTGAAACATCTTTTACAGTATAGCTATCTACAAGTGGCAAACAATTTTTATCAGAATCATTTGCTGCAATATATATTATATTATTTCCGTTATATATAAAATAAGCCATAATTAATTACCATTATCATAAACTGTTAAACCGCCTCTATTTCCAGCTTGCCCATTTGCAGGACTATTACGATAACCTGCTGTGTTTGAACCTTCACCTAATAACTCACCAAAAATATAATTCCTAGAAGGTAAACTGTTAGTAGCGCCTGGTGCGCTTCC